ACCTAGACATTTCAATAACATAGCCTGCAACAACAGGGCACGGGGGAGAAAAATGAAACGAAATAGTTATCCGAGAGAGATTTCTATCAATATGCTGCACGAGTTAACGGGAAAAGATCGGGGGACGATTACCCGCAGATTAAGAGACGTTGAGCCTTTAAAAGCGACAAAAACGCTAAAAAAATACGATTTAAAACTCGCCTTAAAATATATTTACGAGCCTCCTCACGACGACCCCGAGGGGGACGACGGGCCGATCAATCCTATTCTAGAGAAAGCCAAGCTCGACCGAGCTCGCCGACTTTCCGTTGAGCTCGATAATCAGATAAAACGGAAAGAATTGATTCCAAGGAGCGAGTTAAGGGCTACGCTTGCTAATGTTTTTGGGGCCGTGAGATCGAAAATTCTAAACATACCCGTGAAAGCGATTCAATCGCTGCCCGATAAACCGACAAAAAAACAATTGCAAGCCCACCTAAAAAAACAGGTTTCGGATGCTTTAAAGGAGCTCTCGGAAAGTAGTTTCGATGGGTCTAATTGACGACACGGTTTCTCAGGCCCTTGAGGTTTTCGCTCCCCCTCCTGATTTAACGGTTAGCGAATGGGCCGACGCCGAGAGAAAACTCAGCCCCGAGAGCTCGAGCGAGCCCGGAAACTGGAGCACCGACCGCGCCCCTTATCAGCGCGAAATAATGGATATAGTTAACGACCCATCAAAGGACGAGGGTGTAATGATGACAAGCGCCCAGGTCGGCAAAACCGAGGTCCTTAATAACATAGTCGGCTATTTTATAGACCAGGACCCGGCGCCCGTTTTGATAGTTCAGCCGACTCTTAAAATGGCTGAAGACTATTCAAAAGACCGGCTCGCCACAATGATTCGCGACACTCCAAATCTCAGTAAAAAGGTAGGCGATGGGAAAGCGAAAAAAACCGGAAACACTCTTTTACACAAAAATTTTCCAGGTGGGCACGTCACGTTAGCCGGCTCGAATAGTCCAGCGTCGCTCGCGTCGCGCCCGGTTCGAGTCGTGCTACTCGACGAGGTGGACCGCTTTCCTTATAGCGCTGGAACCGAGGGAGACCCCGTTAACCTTGCCAAAAAAAGAACTACAGCGTTTCTAAATCGTTTTCATTTTATGGTTTCGACGCCTACGAGAAAAGGACACTCTCGAATTGAGCTAGCCTGGGAATCCAGCGACAAGAGACTTTTTAAGCTGCCCTGCCCGCATTGCAAAACCTATTTTTTCCTCGATCACAGGTCTTTTTATTACGACCCGGAGAACGTCGACGACGCCGCTTTCAAGTGCCCAGAATGCGAGGCCCTGATAGAACACTCGGAAAAGCACGAAATGCTAAGTGCTGGGATATGGGAGATCACCGGAGACACTAAGTCACGAGTCGCCGGCTTTCATTTAAACGAGTTTTACAGTCCTTGGAAAGCCTGGAGCGAAATTGCTAGAGACTGGGAGGAGGCCAAAAAAAGCGAGGAAACGCTTAGGGTCTTTTATAACACGTCCTTAGGCCTGCCTTATGAGGCCCAGGGCGACGCCCCGGAATGGGAATTGCTATATAAAAGAAAATCGGATTACAAAAAGAATACCCTACCTAGCGAGGTTTTATTTTTAACGGCTAGTTTCGACGTGCAAAAAGACCGAATCGAAACGGAAATCTGCGGGTGGGGGACTGATAAGAGGTCCTGGTCGATTGATTACCGGGTGTTTTATGGGGACACGTCGCAAAAATCGACCTTTGAGCTTATAGACCCCTTGTTAAGTGAGACCTGGGAGCGTGACGACGGCTCCAGGCTCTCAATACTTCGATGCGGTATCGATTCAGGCTACCAGACCCAAAACGTGTACTCGTGGGCGAGACGCTACCCGGAAAGTAGAGTTATCGTTCTAAAGGGGCAGGACCGGCTAAACGCTATTTTTTCCATGCCTAAAAACATAATGAAAAGATCGAAAAAATCGAGGCCCCTAGTTAGAGTCTGGAATATTGGCACGAATTTAATTAAAAGGGAGCTTTTCTCATGGTTCAAGCTAGAGGAGCCAGCCGATAGCGGAGAGCCCCAGGCCGACCCTTTCGGCTTTTGCCGGTTTCCCGATAACTACGATCAGGAATATTTTAGGATGCTTTGCTCTGAATCCGAGCACGTTAAAATTGTTAACGGCTTTCCAGTCTATCACTTTGTAAAAACCAGGGACCGAAACGAGGCGCTCGATCTCAGGGTTTATAACAGGGCCGTAGCCTCGACCTTAGGTATCGATTCGTTAAGCAATGAGGGACTGCAATCGCTTTTTGAGCGGAGCCTAAGGCTTGTGGACGACCCCGAGCCACAAAAGAAACCCGTTAAGATTCGGCGAAAAAAGTCTAGTTTTTTAAAGTAGGTTCAATGGAGGCCCTGGAGAAACTCAGCGCGGTGGGGTTTAGTTAAAGCATGGCATTCTCAAGCGCAGACCTTACAGCATTAGACGAGGCGATCGCCTCCGGGGCACTAGAAGTCCAATACACAGACAAGCGGGTAAAATATCGCAGCCTCGACGATATGATAAAGCTTCGAAATTTAATGAAAAGGGAGCTAGGCTTGAAAGATTCAACTAAGCGCCGAAAAACTGCAGTCACGGGAAAAGGTCTATGAATTTTCTCGAAAAGGTAATTTCTGTAATATCTCCAAAAACCGCCTTAAGACGGCAAGCCGTTAGAAATCACCTTAAATTGCTAGGGGGTAGCGCTCGCAAATACGAGGGCGCCTCAAAATCCGACCGACTTAAATTGTGGAATCCGACCGATTCAAGCGCTAATGAAGAAATAAAAGGGGGCGCGGTTTCCCTAAGGCAGCGAGCTAGAGAGCTCCGCAGAAATAACGCCTACGCCCATCGAGCAATTCAAGTTATTACCACGAACGTCGTGGGGACCGGGATTAAGCCCGTTTTTAAAATCAAAAATAAGGCCTTGAAAGACTTTTTTGAGACTAGCTGGAAAGAATGGGCCGAGAGCTCAAAGGACTGCGATTTTGATAATTTCCAAAACCTCCAGGGGCTCCAAGCGCAGGTTATGGACGCCGTAGCGGAAAGCGGCGAGGTCTTTATATTACGAAAGCGTCAAAACCGCTCGAGATCTATTCCGTTAAAATTGCAAGTGCTAGAGGCCGATTTCCTAGACACGTCTCATAATGAGGACTTGGCAGGCGGCTCTAAAATTAGGCAGGGGATTGAGTTTGGAATTTCTGGGGAGATTCGAGCCTATCACTTTTATAAAAATCACCCAGGAGAAACCGGGACGATTCGAGCGGCGGCTAAGGGGACCGAAAAAGTTAGAGTTCCAGCCGATCAAGTTATCCATGTTTTTGAAAAAAAACGCCCAGGACAGATTAGGGGTGTGACTTTTTTGCATCCCGTAATGATTCGCCTACGAGACCTAGACCTTTTTCAGGACGCGAGCCTAAAAAAGCAGCAAATTTCGGCCTGTTATTCAGCATTTATTTATAATGCCACGGGCGACAGTCTCGACAATCCTTACAAACAAAGCTCAGACTGGGAATTACTTGAAAAGCTGGACTCCGGGACAATCGAGGAATTGCCTCCAGGCTATGATATTCGATTCGCCGACCCGCCTAGTTCTAATCAGTATCCTGATTTCGTGAGAACGGAGCTAATGTCGATTGCAACAGGTCTTTCCATCACCTACGAGGCTCTAACCGGCGATTATTCTAATGTCAATTTTTCGAGTGCAAGGATGGGTTTCCTGGAGTTCCAGCGCACTATAAAAAGGTGGCAAAACGAGCTCATGGTTTCGCAGTTTATGCGGGGGGTTTTCGACTGGTTCGTTGACTCGATTCAATTCTCTACTGGAGCCCAGGCCTATAACATAAGCCCTGAAAAGATAGGCGTTACCTTTACGACCCCGGCCCGTGAAATGGTCGACCCTGGAAAAGAAATTCCAGCTTATCGAGACGCCGTGAAAGCAGGGTTCAAGTCGATTTCTGAAGTTATTCGGGGGCTTGGATATAATCCAGATGAGGTTTTCGAGGAGCGAGCTCGCGAGATCGAGCTTTTAAAAGAGATGGGAATAGCGACAGATTCAGACCCGACTCTCGGAAAGCAAGCTCCAAAACCGGACCCGCAGCCCGTCGAGGAGCCTCAGGACAGCGAGGAAACCGACGACGAGCCGAGTGATTAAAATAGGGAGGGCTTAGATGCCTACTAGAAAAACCAAAATAGAAAAGCATTTCGACTCGATGCGATTTAAGCCCGAAACATTGCATGAGGAAAATCGCACGGTCGAGCTAATTTTCACGACTTCAAAGCCGGTGCGAATGATCGGCTTTACAGACAAGGGTTTTGAGGAGTTTAAAGAGTCTCTTTCAATGGACCCGGAGCACGTCGACCTAGAAAGAATGAAAAAGGGAGCTCCCCTTTTAAATTCTCACAAGGCCTATAGTGGTTTGAAAGAACAGCTTGGCGTCGTTGAGGACGTTTGGCTTTCAGGCGACGAGCTTAGGGGTCGAGTGAGATTTTCACGGCGCGACGACGTGGAGCCGTTTTTTCAGGACGTGAAAGACGGGATTATAAAAAATGCCTCAATCGGGTATCGCGTTTATAACTATGAGGATATTTCCAGCGACGACGACAGAATAAGGACCCTAAGGGCCGTTCGGTGGGAGCCTCACGAGATTTCACTTGTTACCGTTCCAGCCGATTCGAGTGCGCAGATTAAATCAGAAATTAAAACTGAGAAAAACGAAGTTAAAATAGAAATAAAAGAAAAGGGGTTAGCTATGCCACAGGCAAAAGAAGAAAACACAAAAACCGAGCTCGAAAACGCTAAGGCTCAAGAGCGACAAAAAGCGGCGAAAATCATTCGAGCTTGTCGACAAGCCGGACTAGGCGACGATCTAGCCGAGGAGATTATCGACCAAGGTCACTCCTATGCGAAGTCTCTAGAGATTATTCAGGAGAAATGGGCCGAAAAAGACACGAAAGCTCCCCAGCCTGATAAGGCCACGGTCGAATCCGTTGAGGTTACAAAAGACCAGACAGACAAAAAGCGCGGGCTAATCACCGATGCAATTATTCACCGACAAGACCCAAAACACGAGGGCGATATTCAAGGGAATCAGTATCTGCACTTGTCAGCTATGGAAATCTGCAAGGAGCTAGTCGCCGACGCCGGTTTTGACGTTCGAGGGGTTTCAAAGCATGAGATTATCAAACGAGCTTTTCACTCTACGAGCGATTTTACTAATATCCTTGAAAACGTAGCCTCCAAGCGATTACAGCGCGGCTATGAGTCAGTCCCTCAGGTGTGGCGCTCCTTTATGAGTGAAACCACGCTCCGCGACTTTAAACAAACTTCTATTGCTCACCTAGACGAGGCCCCAGCGCTTGAGCAGCTAGGCGAGGGCGCCGAAGTTAAGTACGGGACTATGGGCGATTCGAAAGAAGTCTATCAGCTCGCTACCTACGCGAAAGGTATTTCAGTCACCCGTCAAAATATTATTAACGACGATCTCGGCGCACTAGGAAAAGTTGCTATGAGTTTTGGGCGAGCAGCGGCTCACCTTGAGAACACGGTCGCCCTGAAAAACCAAATCATCGACAATCCTACAATGGGCGACGGGACGGCTTTATTCCACTCAAGTCACTCCAACCTAGGGACGGCTGGAGCGCTTTCTGAAACGACTTTAGCGGAGCTTAAGCAGCTAATGAGAGAGCAGACCGACACTCAGGGGCGCGAAATGGAGCTAATGCCTGCATTTTTGCTAGTGGGAGCCGATAACGAGGTCGCGGCGAAAAAACTCTTGGCCGCGCAAACTGCCAACGGCGGTTATAATGTTTTTGGAAATGAGTTCCAATTGCTAGTTAGTTCGCTAGTAGGCGCCGGCGACTATTACCTGATCGCTAATCCTAATCAGATTGAGAACGTAGAATACGCCTATCTTGAGGGAGCTCGCGGAGTGCAGGTAGAGAGCGAAAACACTTTTGACGTTCTAGGGGTTAAAATTCGAGCCTACTTGGATTTTGCAGCCAAGGCGATCAATTACCGATCAATGGCTTACAACGCCGGTTCCTAATATAGTTTCGTGGGGCTCTCCGGGGCCCCTGCTTTTGTCTTAAAAAATAATTAAAAAAGGGGTTTAAAAATGAGTACAAAATACAAGCAGCCTGGAGATATTCTAAGCCTAACGGCTCCCGAGGCGATCTCAGCAAATGAGGTCGTAAAAGTCGGGCAAATAATCGGAATGACCATTAATGCAGCGGCTAGCGGCGAAACCGTCGAGGTCGCGGTTCGTGGCGTATACGAGTTTCCTTGCGCAAGTGCTGCGGTAATTGCAGTGGGCGACTTGCTCTACTGGGATGCTGCCGACGGCGAGCTAAACAAGACCGCTCTTGGAAACACTCTCGTCGGCTACGCGACAAGTGCTGCCGGCAACGGCGTGACGGTCGTAGACGTGAGACTTTCTGGACAGGCTAACGCCGACGGTGCCTAAACAATGAGCTTGTGGTCTACGGCTCTCAAAACGATTAGAAACTCAATAGGGGAAACCGTGACTTATAAAGGCACGGGCTCCCTGAATGAGGAAATAAAAGGCGTTTTTTCCGACGCGGGAATGATGCTTGATCTAACGAATTTTAACAAGATCGTAGACCAGGAGCCCCAGGTCCTAGTTAGGCTTTCCGACTTATCTCAGGAGCCTAGCGAGGCCGATATTTTTGAGATTCGAGGGGTCGAGTTTTTTGTCGCCTATCTTGAAAAGGACGGCGAGGGAGGCGCTAAGATAATGCTAAGGGAGAAACTAGCCTAATGCATAAAAGAAAGCTAATCCGCGAGGAAATAGTCAATGCTTTAAAAAATGAGCTCACCCTAGTCGCGCCGACTTCAGTTTTTGAGTCGCGGGTCGAGCCTATTTTTCAAAGCAGCCTATTACCAGCTATTGCAGTCTATACCAGGGAGGAAACTGCGGAGCGTTTCGCCTCCGGGTCTGTTGCCTACGTTAGGTCGTTAAGCCTAGCAGTAGAGATTCTAGTTCAAGGCAATAGCGACAGCGACGACTCAATTGATGCTATCTGTGAAGAAATAGAGGCGGCCCTAAATTCTGCAAAATACGAAAGGTCGGCCAATTATAACGCGATTGAATACCAGGGGACCGACGTCGCTTTTATCGCCGAGGGTCGGACGCCGAAAGCGGCGGCTAGGCTTAACTACCAGATTGATTACGAAACTGAAGAAATTTAATTTATAAAAAAGGGGTTTAAAATGAGAAGAAATGTATTCGGGATTCACAGTTTCACGCCTTATAATCGCGACACGGGCCTGCCCTACGGGATTTTAAAAGTCTTGGGTGGGGGTAATATGGAGCTAACTGGGGAGACCGAGGACCTTTTCGGCGGCTCCTCGAAATTCGCCTACGCCTCCGAGCAGACCCAGATTGGGGCGACCGCGACAATGAATGTAAAAAGCTATCCCGATTTTTTAATGGAGCTTTTTCTCGGTGGGTCCGTTACGTCAATTGCCGCCGCAGCTAACGGCGAAACCCGTAATTTTGCTAATTATAAAGGCACTTCAGTCAGCGACGCGACGACTGGAATCGCTAGCGTGGGGATTACTTCAGGCGACGAGGCCGACGCGAAATTCGGTCGATACGTTATAAAAGCCACGGGAGCCGCAGAAATCTCTCTGTACCTAATGACCGACGTCGATTTCAACCGAGGAACTGCGGGCGCCTATTCCGATAACCTTCTCCTAATCGAGAGCGCAATTACCGTTCCAAGTACGGGCGGGACTGTAGACGTGGCAGATTACGGTTTAACAATTACAGGAGGGTCTGGAACCGTTGCTCTTACAACCGACGACACGGCGGTTTTTGATGTTTTGCCGGCTCACAGTGGGGGGTCTGAAATTGTTATCGGTAGCGAAACGGCGAGCTTTCCTAGCTTTGGAGCCTATCTCGTTGCTCAAAAGCGTAGCAACGGAGAGATCTTTCAGATTCAAGCTTTTAATTGTGTGGGGTCTGGTATGCCTTTTCCAATGCAGGAAAAAACTTGGATGATTTCAGACTTAACCATGAAGCTACTACGCGACGACGATCAGGACGCCGTAATGAAAATTACAGCTTTCGACGAGGTTTAGGTCTTGTCTAAAAAGACTTTCAAGCTCTCAGATTTTGATTCAAGGGCTTGTGATATAGAAGTGAGAGCCGGGGGCGATGAGGTTTTAACCTTGTCGCTTAGAAAATTTAACTTGCTCGACAGGCTTTGGGTGGAGCGCGAATTTTCTAGTCTTAGGGCTTGGGAGGAAACGCTTTTCCCATCCGACGAGGGTTACAACGAGGCGGCTTGGCTTGAGGCCGTGTTAAAAACGACCCATCACTTGCTAGAGGATAATCATAAAAAGGACTTCCCTAGCTGGGAGAGTTTAGCTGAAAGTCTAGATTCCACGGTCGAGGTTTTAATGGGCCTGCAAAAAGCCTTGCTTTATGTTTTGCATGGGAGCGAGCCCCTAATCGAAAAGATCGATGAAGTCGTAAAAAAAAACCTGAAACCAGCCCGTCCCAAGGCCAAAAAGAAAGCCAAAAAGAAAACGACACGACGGACTGGGCGGCGATAGCGCACGTCTTTTTTGAGGCCTACGGATGGTCTATTGATTACTTTTTAAGTAGGACGACTAGGCAGCTTGTAGAGCTTTCAAAAAAGATAAACGATTCAAAAATAGATCATTACGAGTTTTTAGCAAAACTCCAAGGCCACAAACTTGAGACAAGGCTAGGCGACGCCGAGAGTTCAAGTCTATCGGTTGAGCAGGAGCGCAAGGCCGATCAATACTTAAAAAAGATTAATAATGAAATGAGGGGGCAGCGTGGGCCGTAGCAAAGTAATAATAGACATTGCTGGAAACGCGGAGAATTTCAAGCGCTCCCTAGATCAGATAAAACGAGAAACCCGCTCACTTGAGCAAAGCCTCCAGACAGTAGCGACCCGTGGGGCGATCGCTTTTGCGGGCCTTTCAACGGGTATCGGCCTAGCCGTTTCTCAGGCGGCAAAATTTGAACAGATTGACACTCAATTCGAGGTTTTAATCGGAAACACCGAGGAGGCCCAGGCTGCACTTGAGGACCTAAAAGACTTTTCAACTAATACCAATTTCCAGTTCGATTCAATCGCGAAAGCCGGCCAGCAGCTTTTGGGTTTCGGATTTTCAGCCGACGAGCTAAGGCCTAAGCTGGAGCAAATCGGAAACGTCGCCGCAGCGATAGGAAAGCCCATCGACGATATTGGCCTAATTTTTGGGCAGGTTTCAGCAGCCGGAAAGCTCACCGGGGAGCGCTTGCTCCAGTTCCAGGAGAGAGCTATCCCCATCGGCCCAGCGATTGCCGAAACCTTAGGCATCGCCGAGAGTGAGGTTAAGGAGTTCGTTTCTAAGGGTCTTGTCGATTTTGCGACTTTTGAAAAAGCTTTCGCTAGTCTTTCAAAGGAGGGAGGAATCGCTTTTAATGCCTTGGAAAAGCAATCGGGAACAACGAGCGGGCAGTTTTCAAACTTAAAAGATAATGTTTCATTTTTGGCCGCAGACCTTGGAAAAGAGTTTCTCCCTGTTGTTAAAAGCACGGTAGGAGCTCTCACCGGCTTAATTAAGGTCGTGAGAGAAAACCCGCGCATTGTTAAATTCGGGGCCGTAATTATCGGCGTCGCGACGGCTTTCGCAGGCCTAACGACAGTGGTAGGGGTAACGGGCCTAGCAATTGTTAAATTCTCAACGATTACAACGCTCGCCGCCTCTAAAAGTGCTATTTTTGCAGGGGCTCTAAACCTACTTGGTGGGGCCGCACGTTTCGCCGGCACGAGTGTTCGATTTCTTTTTGCTAACCCTATCGGTCTAGCAATTACGGCTTTAATCGCTGCGGGTTTTGCTGCCTATAAATTCCGCAATGAATTGAGCGCCGCTTTCGGAGCCGCTTTCGACGTCGTTAAAATTTTCGTTGAGCAAGCCGGCACGAATCTAAGGGCCTTTGGAAAAATTCTAAAAGGAATAGCGACTTTTGACGTTTCGCAGATTAAGGAGGGTTTTGCAGACCTTGCAAGCCTGGGGGACCTAGGGACTAGAGCAGCGAGCAGCTTTTCCGACGGTTATTCTCGCCGTATGGAGGAATTTCGAGCCGAAGAGAGAGCCAAGGAGGAGGAGGCAAAAGCCAAGCGCCTCGAAATGCAGGAAACGGAGAACGCTGAAAAACTCGAGCTCATGCGAGAGCTTGAGAACCAAAAGCTAGAGCTTAAGGCCGAGACCGACGCCCAGGAAACCGAGCTCGAAAAGAAAAAACTCCAGGACCAGCTAAAAGACCGGAAATCAATTAAAGACCAGGACCTAAAGTTAAAAAAAGAAACAACGAAAAAGGTCGTTAAATTAGACCAGGACGAGAAAAAACTCCTTAATCAAAATGAGGATAAGTTCCTATCGACGACCGAAACTCTCACGAGATCGAGTAATAAGTCTCTTTTTAACGTGGGGAAAGCGGCCAGTATTTCCCAGGCGCTTATCAATACCTATGAGGGCGCGTCGAAAGCTCTAGCTCAAGGTGGGATTATCGGGCCGGCACTTGCTGCGGCGGTGACTGCGGCGGGGCTAACCCAGGTCGCTAATATCCAGGCCCAGACTTTTCAGGCCGCCCAGGGGTTTTCAGGCTCCGGTTCGGCTTTTGGAGAGTCTTTTGTCTCGACCTTTACTCCCCGTGAGATTGTCGTTCCTGAGAGATTTTCGGAGGGAATCAAAAAAGGCGAGTTTTCACTCTCAGGACCTAATCAAAACGCTCCAGGTGGGGCTAAGGAAATGCAGGTAACGATAGGCTTTCGCGACGACGCTTTTGAAATAATCGAGGAAAAGCTAATCGAGAGAGAAACTCTCGGCACTTCATTAAGGGGTTAAAATGGGTTCTAGGCCTAAATTTTTTAAAAAAAACCTAATCGATATAGACAATCCCGACGTGACTATCACTGTATCGGATAGCGAGGCGGCTAGCGACGGCTCAAGTTTTGTAAATCAGATTAGAAATCGAAACAACACGACAGGCTGGGCGACGACCGGCTCAAGCGACACGGCTACGACCTACCTCGACATTGACTGGGTCGATTCCCGCGACGTGGAATCAATTATCCTCGTGGGCAATAATTTCAAAAGCTATACCATTCAGCGCTGGAACGGGGCCGCTTTCGAGGACTTCGCGACGCCCATCGCTCCTACTAACTCGACTGATTTTGTAACCGAGCACGAAATCCCAAAACAAAGTCTATCGAGAATCCGAATTGATATTAATTCCACCCAAGTCGCCGACGCCGAAAAATTGCTTAGGCAGCTTATTATCACGAGCAAGGTCGGCGCGGGGCAATTAGCCGGCTGGCCTGAAATCTCAAGGTTTCAAAAAAACCAAAACCGCAGGGCCACAAAAACGCTTTCGGGAAAACACCACGTTAGAGAGAGCGTGGGGGGCCTGGAATATCAGTTAAGATTTAAAACGTGGCCCTATGATTCGGATTTTTCTATAATAGAAAAGCTTTACTTTGAGAATTACCAGGGGGTCCTTTTTTGGCCCAGTGGGGGGAATGAAACTCAATTTAAATACTCTCGGGTCGGCTATCGGTTAGAGGATATTACCTTAGTGAAACCCGCGGGCGAGTTTGACCCAGTATGGGAAAAGGGAATCTATTCTAATGGGCTCAATTTTAACCTAACGCTTTTAGAGGTTATCTAATGGGGCTTTTTCGGGTCTACCTTAAAACATTTGATTTCTCAGGTGCCTACGAGAGCGACTTTCAAGAGATCTCGAGCGATGTTTTAAAGGTTAGCGACGTCAATGAAAACCTAGACCAGACCGATTACTCCCTGGGGGTTTTTAGGCTCAATTCCATAAAAATCAGCCTTAGAAACGACCATGGTCGATACAGTCAGCCGCCTAACGCTAAGTCTATTTTTAAATTCAAGACAAAGGACACTCAGGTCAAAATTACATGGAGTAGGCGAGCGGAGCCCCTATGTGTCGGTTTTTTTAAGGCCGGCGAATGCGGGCCGGTCGGTCCTGAGGTCGAGCTTTTCAGGGGTCTAATCAGTGAAACGACAAGCCGGTCGGATATTGAAAGCCAAACCGTTGATTTTGACGTTTTAGGCCTAGAATCTCTTTTAGATCGAGTTAAGGTGCCCTATGCTGATATTTCAGGCAGCGAGCTACTTTCCGACCTGTTTTTTTCAATTTTAAATCAGTCGCCGATTACCGATCTATTGAGCTTAAGCTCAGGCAATATAAATCCAGGCCTTGACCAGGCAATCGACACAAAAACCGACCTAGAAAACAAAACGGCAAAAGAAAGCCTCGGGTCGGGAGCAAATCTCCTTTTTTTATCTCAGTCGGTTCTCACCACAAAAGACCAGGTGCTAGAAATAAAAACAAGAGACCCGTCGGCTACCGTAAAGCATAGCTTTTTCGGACCTGCCAGCAATTTAGGCAATGAAAACATAGTCGACGTGAAAAACCTGCGCGGGGGCTTTAATTCCGTTGTGAATTTCTGGGCCTGGGAGGAAACGAGCCTTTTTGCTGAAAGTTCGAGCAGTGTTGATAGGTATGGAATCCAAAAGCGCTCGATCTCAAGTAAAATAATCACCGACACGACAAAACGGCAAAACATTCTAAACGACCTGCGCGACGACTTCGCAGACCCTAAACTGGAGCTAACCTTAATCGCTCCTCTAACCTACGAAACGGCGGCCCTAAGCCTTTTAGATAAAGTCGATATTGATTACCCTACGGTCTACGTTCCAGCCGACAGCAACCCGCTGCCGGTCTGGGGTAAGGACTTATGGGGGTCTTTTGTCTACCCGATCGGGTCTTTTGAGCTCACTATAAACCAGTCTACAAAGTTCAAGATCATAGCTCGCAAAATCAAGTCTAATAATGAAACTATAGAATTTAAGCTTAAGGAGGTTTAGAGGTGGGGACTAATTCACTTAATACCGAATCGGACGGGAATGTCGCCGACGCCTCCGACGTAAACCAATATAAAACCGCGTTAACTGAGGATTTTGTTCCTAGAAATTCAGGAGGCGTCGCCACGACAGAAAGCGGCTCTCTTGGAACCTCGACTCTTAAATGGCTTAATGCTTTTATTAAAGGCGTTTTAAATATCGGAGCCACGGCGTCGGGAATCTCAATCGAGGAGGACGCCGGAGAGCTTGTTTTTAACGTGGGGGGCGCTGAAAAAGCGAGAATCGACGCCTCAGGAATCACGGCGAGCAGCTTTCCTGCTAGTGGGGTTTTAAAAGAGCTCAAAGCCTCCGATTTTACAGCGTCCGGGTCTTTTAACGTTCCAGCTAACACCGGAGGGGTCTTGGCTCTAGTTATCGGTGCAGGCGGTGGGGGTGCAGGCGGCGGCGGGACCCAAGCTGGAGGAGGCGGCGGAGGCGGCGGCGGCGGCGGCGCAGCAGGGTCTATTGCTTTTGAGGCAATGAAAACGACTCCAGGAGAAACCTTGACGATTACAGTCGGGGCCGGAGGAAACGGCGGCGGCGGTGGGACAGGCGGCGCGACTGGAACCTCAGGCGACCCCGGAGCAAATAGCGTCGTGTCAGGAGCACTTGCTACTATAACCGCCGCAGGCGGGGTCGGTGGGACCGGGGGAAATCCAAATACTTCAGGGACCGGAGGGACAGGCGGCGCCGGCGGAACTAATACCGTTTTCGCTAACGCGCCGGGAGCTTTTGCTGGAACCGGAGGAAATGGTAGCGATTTCGCAGTTGTTACTGGAGCGGCGGGCGCTGCCGGTCAAGCCACGACTCGGGGAAGCGCAGGTAGTGGTGGGGCTTATAACGGAGCCGGAGCCGACGGCGGTGGCGGTGGCGGAGGCGGTGCAAGCCTAGGAGACGGAGGAAACGGCGGTGCAGGCGGTGTTAACGCAGGCGCAGTAGCGCCTTTCAATGGTCAATCTGCGGGTACAAACGGCGGTGCAGGCGGCGGCGGTGGTGGTGGTGCAGCTAGTGGTGTCGCCACAGGTGCCACGGGTGGGAACGGCGGCTCCGGTCGAGTCGTGATCTTTCACGTTTAGGGGAAATTATGGGTTTTGAAGATATTCCGACAAGAGAAAATGGAAATGTAGACGTTGAGGCGTCGTGGTGGAACACGATAAAGGAAAAGCTAGTCGAGGCTTTCCCGACGATTCCTGCCGGTGGATTAATTCTAGACGAGGACGATTTCTCAAGCGATTCAGCGGAAAAAGTGCCTAGTCAGCAGTCCGTTAAGGTATACGCCGACACTAAGCAAGCCCGCTCGACACTCACCACAAAGGGCGATCTCTACGCGGCCACGGCGGCGGCCACGGTGACTCGATTAGGGGTCGGGAGTAACGACCAGGTTTTAACCGCCGACTCAACGGAGCCGACGGGCCTAGCTTGGAAAACTCCAGCGGCGTCCAGTGGGGCCGCAGTTTCGACAAAAACAACGGCTTATACTCTAACAACCTCCGACGATTATATCCTAGCAGATGCCTCGAGCGGAGCTTTCACGTTAACGCTACCGACGTCGAGCGGAAACACGGGAAAGGCTTTTTTTATAAAAAAGGTCGACTCAACGGCCAACGGAGTAACGATTGACGCCGCAGGCTCCGAGACTATTGACGGGGAGGCGACTCGGATTCTCTACGGCGAGCAAGCGACTATTCAGCTTGTCAGCGACGGCTCTAATTGGATTACAGTCACAGAATTTCAGGAATTTAGCCTCTTAGATTCGGTTTTAGGTTTCACGTTAAGCCCATCAATTACTATGTTAGTGAAAAAAAACGGGCCAATTGTTTTTCTAAAAATTCCAGCCCTAGCCGTGACCTACACAAAATCGGGGACCGGAGCCGTGACGATTGGAACGCTGCCCGTGGGGTTTAGGCCGAGTGAAACCCTAGTTTTTCCTTTTAATTCGAGAATAGGCGGGACCTACGGATTTAACTCGATATTGATAAACACGTCAGGCCTTGTTTTGTTTTACAGTGGAGCTGGCAGAAATAATATAGGAGACTCAACCACAAACTGCGGATGGGACGTGTCTTGTAACGTTTCTTTTGACGTGAATTAAAAAATAGGGGGGGATAATATCGCTCAAGTTGATTACAAGCAAATAGGCGGGGGGGCCGCCGCAGGTGGGGGGCTTATTGCCGTTTTGCTTGCGATATTTCAGCAGCAAGGCGTTAACATGGTCGCCGATAATTACACGACAGAAATCAAGCTAGCGATTGAAAAGTCTATCGAAAATTCTAAAAGAATCGACAGGCTTGAGTCGAGAATTGACCGGGGCTTTTTTGAGGTTAAGGAATCCATCAATAAATTAGCGGATAACCTTAACGACTCAACGCTAGACCGCTGGACCAGGCGAGACCATGATAATTATAGCGAGCGGGTTAGGCAGCGAATAAATAAGATTGAGCAGCGTCTTTTTGAAATAGAGAGCAAGGGACGTAGAGAAAAATAGGCCCGACGTTCAAGGCGATGTTTTGCCGAAACTCCTTTTTTAAAAGACCCTAAAAAAAACCAAAAAAGGGGAAACCATGGAAAAACCAGATTTAAAAAAGCTAGGCACGGCTCTAGGCGAAGATATTGCTCAGGACGTCGTTAAAAAAATCCTTAGACCTTTTGCCGAGTATTATATCACTCAGAGCGAAAACAAAATCGACGACATTTTACTCCCATTTTTCGACGAGCTCGAGGCGGCTATCGTTGAGGCTCTCGACGACATCGACGGGGTAGAGGGCAGCTAATGGAGTTTCTCCGGGGCCTTTTGGCTGAAATCCTTAGGCCCATAATTCAGGAGCAATTTAACGAATTAAAGCAGTTTATCAGTCAATCGGTCGCGAGAAAAAAAGCCTATGAGAAATTCGATAGAAAAGCGCAGGAGCTTATCGAGCAAGCTGAAAACGCCTCGACGACTGAGGAAGTTAAGGCTCATTTACGGCGCCTTAAAGAGTTTCGCGCTACTCTTGACGTTTAGCGCTTGTGTGGCGCTCCCGACCCCTCCGGAAACACCGATCTGCCTTTATGATAATTATTCAAAAGACCAGAAAACGGGGAGAGATTACTCGAAAAGCCCCGCCTTTCATTGCTCTGCAGCCAATGGGACCGAGTTTGAAATCGCTTGGAATAGCAAATCAGCGAAAAACATGGTCGGGACTCCCCATAGCGACTGGGTCGAGCTTCAGGCCTATTACAAAAAAATATTCGAGACCTTTGAAAAAGAGTTTCTAAACAAAGCAGGTTCTAAATGAGAAGAATTATCAAAATTGTTATAGAGTTTCTTTCTAGTCTAATCAAAACCAAGCCTAAGCCCGTCCCAGGTCGAGAGCCCACGTTTAGCCGTAACGAAAGGCTTTTAGTTTTTGCCTCTAATGAGATCGGGGTTAAGGAGGTCGAGGGCTCCGGCGATTCAGCCCGTGTTAAGCTCTACCACGCCTACGCTAGAGAAGATAACGACTTAGCAAGGGCCGAGCCTGATTCAACAGCTTGGTGCGCGAGCTTTCTCTGCTATTGCCTAGAAATGGTAGGCATGGGCTCAACGAACTCAATGCTAGCAAGGTCTTTTCTAAAATGGGGGGTTTCAACGAGAAAACACCCGCTCCCCGGAGATCTCGTCGTGCTATGGAGGGGAAAACGCGCAGGCTGGACTGGGCACTGTGGTGTCTACCTTGCTCACGACTCGACCCACTGTTGGATTATCGGGGGAAACCAGGCTAATCAGGTCAGCGTGGGCAAATACCCGCTAAACGGGTCTAGGATGGGCCTCCTCGACTACCGGAGATCGAGCAAAAGCCGAGAGTTAAGCAAAAGAGATATTCAAAAGCTAAGGAAACTCTCCGGCCAAATATTAGCAGGAAACAAGGTCGAGCTTTCGCACGACGTCGAGTAGGGGGAAAGATGTTTAAAAACACTTATTTCAAAAGGGCCTTTAAAAAGATCGACAAAAACCCAAGCCTCACAGACCGAGAGAAAGTCAATGAAAAGAGAATGATTCTCAATATTGCCCAGGACCTAGCTCTAGCTAGCGACTCGCAGGACCTTTTGAATTTCTGGAGTAAAGAGAGAGCCAAATGCGACAGGGCCGAAAAAAAAATCAATGATCGAGAATTTAAGCAGCGAAAGGCTTTAAAACAATGAGTGTCACGCTAGCCGTTCGAGGCGACTCTCTAAGCGCCCGTTTTGCCGGAGGCTATAAAGAGGCCGGGGTTCTCGACCCAGGCCGTGTGGGGGGAATACCGACGGTCACAGCCGACGCCACGGCAATCGGTGGGCAAGCGATCGTTATGGAGGGGAATACCCGAGGGGGCCTTTCCTATTCAGCTCGAGACAATTTCACAAAAACTGGCGATTTTTCCGTCCTAGTGAGAATAAAGTTTTCAAGTGCTACGGCGACTCAGCAAATCTGGAGATACGGGAGACCGTCGGCGTCTTTTTCTCAGCCTCTTTTTGAAACCAATTTTAAACAAGGTAGTGGGGGCTTTCAGACCTATCAGTATAATGACCGGGCCTTGCTAGGAATTGGGGGCACTTATATCGCCGACGATTCGATAGTGACTGGAACATGGTATGATCTATCCTTTACTTATAATAATTCAACCGGCGCCTATACGATATATCAGGACGCCGTTAGCTTAGGGTCTACTACAAACACAAGGCTATTTTTCTCTCCTGGGGAAATGGACCATTTAGGAGAGCTTGTTTTTGGGCATGGTAATTTTGTCGACGGCGCTCATTACCGAATCAATGAAGCTATCTTTTGGGACTCAGTTATAGACCCGACAAGCGTAACGCTAACAAGCGGGAGCGGCTCACTAAATGGGAGCTCTCGCACGGCTTTCGTTGACGTGGCCCCATCGGCTAGCGGTGGGAGCTCGAAAAAAAGTTTTTCGAATAGTAGACACGGAATTTAAAGGAGACAAAAACAATGGAACAGACTGCAAAAAATGTTAGTAGCGCTGGAACCGCCGTTGCTCTCTCGAGCTCGACCTTGCAAGTTAGGAGCGCAGTGATTCAAGCCAAGACCGGAAACGCTGGAAATGTTTTTATCGGTAGTAGTGGGGTCGACAACAGTGGGGATACTGGAACGGCACTTGCTGCCGGCGAGGGTTACACGTTAGCCCAGGGCGGGTCGCATGATCTTTATAACCTAGCAACGATTTTTGTCGACGCCGAAAACAGTGGTGACGGCGTAACCGTGACTTATTTTAGGGCGTAGCTTTGGACCCGTTATTAAGATCTAGAATTTTATTTATTAGTGGGGGCGACGTTGAAAACTTGCCGTACCTTTATGTCGTAATGTCTCACGCCCACGGTCCCGAGCTTTTAAAAGTGCTCGAGAAAAAAAGCCTGCGCGGGAAATTGTTAACTGATTTTATCCATACAAAGTGCGACGCCCAACCCTTAAAATTTTTAAAATGGGTTATTCGTGAGAAGCAAAACGTCAACGACCCCAAGGCCCCGAAAGTTCTAGGGAATGGTCTTTTTCGTTAACCTAGTTTTTTTTAAGATTGCAAAATTTCGCTATCATTGAATAAAATTGCAAAAAAAAAGCCCGGATTACTCCAGGCCTATTTACCGGAAACCTTGCCGAAACCGGAAAAATTTTAATCTTTTTTTTACGATTTTTTCTTTCGAAAGGCAACCGGCAAAACAAAACGGGGGCCAAATTGCCTAAAAAACAACCAGAAATAATCCGAGTTAGAATCGCTAACTGGGAAAAATATCACACAGATAGTAAAGGAAAATTGTTTAATACTTCGCAGTTTTTTAGGCTTCAAAGGGGCTTCATGTTGGACCCAAAAATCCAGCAATTAAATCATACAGAATTTCGAGTTTTTTTGGCTATCCTTGACCTATCCAGGGACGGGGCTTGTGTGACCCTCGTGGCAACCTTGAGGCACATTGCGCGAATCTACCACGAGGCTACCACGAGGCCTGTTTCCAAGTTACTGGAATTAGGGCTCATTTTACCCCTAGAAGAGAAAGAAAGAAGAGAGGAGAGGACGATTTCGAAAAAAACGAAATCGCAACGCTCGCAAAAATCCACGAAATCGGCGCCCAAAATCGGGCCAAAAAATTACCCTCCGGAGTTTTTGGAGCTTTGGAAAAATTGGCCAAGCGACGGCGACAAGGGAAGCAAAAAACTAGCTCTCAAGAATATTGAAAAGCTTTCTCAATTAGAGCCAATTGAAAACCTGTATCAATACGCATGGAATTACGTTCGATCGTTTTCTGAAAACCCAGGAATGAAATTTCCCTACCGGCTTTCAAACTTCTTCGGCGAGAAAGCCTACTGGGAGAGTTTCAAGGAGGAAAAGCCTACTAGGGAAAAGGTGCCCGAGTTCATCGAGCAAGTCGCCGCCGAGATTGCGGAGAGAGAGGCGCGAGAGCGCGAGGAGGATAAAAAACGTGTTTTTTAGATCAGTGAGTGACGACTTAAAGCCCGACTGCGCCTACAGGCTCGACCTGCGCGACCGATTGATTTCTTACGGAAACTCGTTTCTCGACGACGCCCTTGTCGGCATCGCGCCGGACGATTTAATCCTGATCGGGGCGCCCAGCGGGGCCGGCAAAACCCAGTTCTGCGTCAACATTGCCAAGGCGTGTCTAGCCCAAAAAAAGCGCTGCCACTTTTTTGCGCTTGAGGCGTCGCGTTACGAAATTACGCGCAGATTGAAGTTCGAAATATTCCAGAGACGCTATCAGACGCACCACAATCGCCCGTGTGACTTTCAACGGTGGGCACTTGGGCAAACACTCCCGGAAGACGCGAAAATTGAACACGAGGCAAATATGGAGTTCTTGGAAAAATACCGGGGAGACCTGAAAATTTTTTATAAACGTGGGGATTTTGGAGTGACGCAAATGGTCGAGCGAGTTCTCCAAATTTCCAAAAAAACCGACCTGATAATTATCGACCATGTTCACTACTTCGATTTCGACGACGTTAACGAAAATCGAGCGATTAAAGAGATTGCAAAAACCGCTCGCGATCTCGTCCTTGAGGAAAACGTTCCAATCATTCTCGTCAGTCACATGAGAAAAAGCAATAACCAGACCTACGCCCCCAGCATTGAGGACTTTCACGGCTCTAGCGACCTTTATAAAATTGCAACGACTGCGATCACTGTGGGGCCTGGAGCGTTTTTCCCTCAAACGGGAATTGCCGAGACTTACGTCTCAATTGTTAAAAATAGATTGAATAGCACGGCGAACAGATACACGGGCCGTCTGGCCTTTAATACCTTAAGGGGAGACTATGAGAAAAAATATGAAATCGGAAAATCACAACAGACAAGAGAGAGAGAATTTAAAACTCTGGAACAAAATGATTATCCAAGGTGGGCTAAGGCCGCACGGAGCCGACCTGTTCATTCAGGTCCTAAAAAAACACCCGCGCCTACTAAAAACACCCGAGGGCCGAGAACTATTCCGAAACTGCCTTATATCGACTGATAACAGTGGTGGGTTAGACTATTGGCATGAGGTCGAGGTCCTAGAAATGAAACATGGTAAAAACTGGAGAGAGAAAACCAAGGAGATCATGCTTTCGGCGTGGCCCTTTTTAAAAAACAACCCAAGGGGGAAAAATGAAAAAAACAAAAACAACTAAAAAGAAAGCCGTGCGAAAAAAGAAAGTAGCAAAAAAGGTCGTTGAAAGTGCGCCCGAAATTGCCGCCCGCCCGGAGCTAACGACCAGGGCGCCAGTCGTAGAGCCTCAAGACAATAAACCGATTTCACTAAATCAGGATTTTCAGCGAGTCTCTAACGCCTTAAATAAAATTCCAGGACTTTCAGCGAAACGAAAGCATGAGCTTTATAGCGTATTGGAAAAGAATTTTAAAAAGGTGCCTAAGGCCCAGGTCATTCAGTCGCTATTGTCAGTTCAGTTAGAAAGGGAGTTCTGAAAATGAATGATGATTTTGAAAAATCACTAGACTGGTACATCGGAAATCAAGATGAATCCTGGTCTGAAGAAGCTGAAAGGTTTGGTGTAAAAGTTGGTCGATGGTCTAGGGAGTGGTGCGCTGAAAAACAATCGACGCTAAAACTATATGCTAGATTTAAAAAGGTTAAGGCCGAGAACCAACGCTTGAGAGAGGCGCTGACTAAAGTAATCAGTTGCTCTAGCGCGCAGGCATCGGCAATAGCCAAAAAAGCCCTAGCCGAAGCTGGGGGCGATGATGGGTGAGAGAAAACTAGATATGTTAAAGAGTTTATTTAAGTTTTCTTATGAGATCGAGCTAAAAGGTTTGGATGAAGAAATTGCAGCCTTTGAGGCCGTTTTAGATGATGAATCTTTTCAATTTATTAGAGATTTAATTCTTGAACAAAAGCCAACAGATAGCACTCAACAAAATAATCATTTCCGTAAGGATCAAGATGCTTAAAACTCTGATATGTAAAATTAGAGGCCACAAGTGGGCAAAGCCTTGGCCTAATCAAATTAGGATTGGTGCGAGCGTTGTAACCATCGAAACAGATTTTGGAATACAGACAAAGAGATGGGGATAAACCAGTTTTAACCCAACAGGAGACAAAATGAAAAATGCAATAGGACCGATCTCGATTTTGGGAGAGCCTGAAGTCGGCAAAACCCTAATCATTAGAGACAACGGAATGAAAGACCCCGACGGAATAAATCACGCCTCAAAGGAGTATTTATGGTTTTTAGACGGAGACCCGCTCCCTTTTGCCAAATCCCAGCAACTAATCGTTTCCCCTGAAATGCAAGGGGCGACACTCTCAGCAGGCGTTAGGTTTTTCGACAAAAATGGAAGCCCAGAATTTTTAAAAACTGGGCCAAGGTCTGAAAAACACGTTCCCTATCAAGACGACAGAATGAAAGCCCTGCGAGCTCTCTATCGCTACTTATTAAAAAGAGAGCCCGACCGCGCCGGTATTATTTTTTGGTCGGATTTTTTAAAAAAACTGGAAAGGCAAAAAGTGCCTTATGCGCTCGCTAGAGTTATAGAGCACTTTATGAGCTCCGATAGTTTTCAAAATGAGATTAAAAAGCTGAAATAAAAAAAGGCCGGCCCACGGGAAAAAAGCCGGCCCTTTTCAGTGTTTATAGGAGAACACCCAAAAAAGGGTAATAAACGGGGGGTTTATTTGCAAAACCATAAAAAGAACCTACTTTTCTCGGTTTCTATTCCGGGTCGAGTGGGCATTAAAAAAAACAGTCGCCGACTTTTTAAGGACGCCTACGGCAAAAGCCGCAGCTTGCCGTCGACACGTTTTAAAACCTGGGAGGCTATCGCTTCGGCTCACGTTGCCCACGCGAGAACTAGATTTAAGGGCCTACCTTATAAGGGGCCGATTTTTGCCTACTTTGAATTTCATTTTTTAAATCGAGTAGCGCTCCCGGACACCTCTAACTGTATCGAGGGGCCTCAAGACGTTATGGAAAGCCTGGGGGTTTTTGAAAACGATAAACAGATCGAGCGAATCGAGGCCCGACGTTTTATAGGTGGGGAAATGAAAACATTAATTAGGCTTTATAAAATCGGGGGAGAACAGTGAAAGCTAAAAAGTCAGTCAGTGAATTAATCAGGTCAACGCGAAAGGCCCAGGAAATCAGTCAGGAGGCTATAGCCGAGGCCCTTGGTGTTTCTATAAAGTTTATCAGCCTTGTCGAAAACGAGGAAAGGCAACTAGCCGTAGAGCACTTTCCGAAATTAGCCGAATTTCTGGAGATTCCCTTAAAGGAGCTTTTTAACGCTAAACTTTTCGACGATAAAACGATTTCTGAATATCGTAAAATCAGAAAAGAATTACTAGACCCCGAATCGGACCAGGTAGGAAAAGCGATAAGGCTAAAAAGCATAAAAAAAATGAGAGTTAAGGAAATCGACGAGATTGTAAAATTTCTCGAAATCCAAAAACAGGAGGCAATAGCTCAGGCAAAAATAGGGACTATTGAAAAGTGCCGAATTGAAAAACAGATACAATTATTAACTGAGGAAAAAAAATCCCTCGGTTTTGGGCAATTAATGCTTTTGGAGGTTTAAAAATGAATATTTTGCGAATTTCTATTTTGTGGGTCTACCTTTTTTTAGGCCTTTCTTATTTCGTTTTTAGGCACTTCCATTTTTTCGGGTTTTGACGTGATTTTAAATCAGGGGCAGCGGATTACTTTAAGGGCTCATAGAAAAGGAAAAGAAACCCTAAGCGGGGCAGTTTTAGAATTACGATTAGAGCTTATAAAGCTAAAAAGGGAGATTTTGTGGCATCTAAAAAAGATTTTTTTGCTATAACAATAGACAATAGACAGATTAATAAGATTAGAGATCGAATCTCGGACCTGTCAGGAATAGCAGAAAACGACGCTACCAAGCGCACTATAAAGCAGGTCGAGCGATTCTTGATTAATGAGTCAAAAAGCCGATTCAATTTAAAGGTCTCTAGAATTAAATCAGCTATTAAAGTCGTGCCAAGGGCAGGACGCCTAACGATCTCAGGGAGAGCGCCGACTCTATTTCAATTCTTGACTCCCGCTCAAAAGAGAAAGCTCACGGGCTTAATGTATAGAGACCAGAAAAAGAAAGGCCTTTCTATACGCTATTTTAAAACAAGGCCTAGAGCAGTGGTGCCTGGGACTTTCCTCATTAGAGGTAGTGAAGGCAATCCATTAGTAGTTAGGAGGGAGGATAAAAGAAACCCGACCTCAAAGCTCGAGGCTCTCTACGGGCGCTGGCTGCGCGACTTGTGGGAAATAAAAGAAATAAGACAAAAGACTTTTGACTTAGGTCGTGAGAAATATTCCGAAAGATTCACTCAAACTTTCGACAAACTAAAAAGGGGAGTTTTTTAAAGTCAAAACGAAATTAAAGGGGTTTCGCGGGTCCTCCAACAGGGGCCAGC